TTCTGGCGTGTGCCCGCCGCAACCCCTTTCCCACCCGGTCGGTGCCCTTTATCGTGGCCTCCAAAGCTATCATCGCCCGCACCCTCCCGGCTCGTTTCGAACCGTTCCAGGGCCAGCATCTTGCGCCACATGCCGGCCGTCCACTCGATGCCCAGGTCCCTGGCGACGGCCTTGACGGCCAAGTAATCCAGCCCAATGAGCCCTAAGCCAGCCGCCCGCCACTGCGTGTTGGCGTGCAGCCACAAAGCCCAGGCCTCCTGATTGCCCGGCAGCAGACGCGTGGCGGATGTCGTCCACGCACACGCTGAGCACGGCGCCGGCCGGCCTTTGCTTTGGTTGCTTTCTACGCATGTTCGGCAGTACTCCCGTCGGGTGCGGTCTGATCGTTCGGACCAGACCGCAACGAGTTTTTTTCCTCATCCTCGCTGGAAAAACTCTCCTTGATGATCTGATTGAAAATTTTGAGCAGGTCGGCATTTTCCAGGTCCTGATCCTTGAACTGGGTGTCTACCACTGCGTCAATGGCTTCTTCTCTTTTATCTTCGGGCAGGTCGAAGATATTGCAGCGCATGTATCCGATGCCGTACTTGGAAAGCGATTTGATCTCGCTGCGGCGCAGGCCGCGCACGGTGACCGTTTTTCCGTTGGACAGTTTTACTTCTCGCATGTTTTCTCCTTGTTACGCATGGGCGTCGGCGTTGGTCAGCCGGGCCACGACGGCCGAACCGGCCGCGCCGTCGTCGTGGTAGGCCTGAAATTCGAGCGTGACCCGCAGGCCCTGGGGGCCGGGCACCTCGGGGCCGTTGACGGCATAGTTGATCTCGGGCATCTCCAGCTCGAAGATGCTGCTGGCGTTGCCGGTGACGGTGACTTTCAAGGCGCTCTCGGCACTGTCGATGGCCTTGACCAGCAGGGTGTCGTCCTTAAACAAGGTGGTCAATGAGCCGCCCACGGAAAGGATACCCTCGTTGATGTCGCCGCGCACGCCGCCCCCGCCGATCACAAAGGTGTCGGCGTCCAGGCCCATGTCGATGTTGAGCTCGATCTGGGGGGAGTTGGAAAGCGTTGCGCCCCCTTCGGTGACCGCGGCCTGGAAGTTGTGGACCCTGGAGAGGCCCACGGGCGTGGGCGAGGCCGCAAAGGAGCTTGCGGCGATCTCGAAATCGGCGCCCACGACGGTCAGGGTCATGATCAGCTCGCCGTCGCCGCCCACGGTGATGGCGGCCGTTGAGATCTTGCACCCCTTGTAGCGGAAGAATCGCGGGGCGGCGAGGCTGCCCATCTGCTCTTCGATGGTGAGCGACGGCTGCAGATCCGGGACGGTGAAGGTGTGAAGATACGGGGCGGCACTGCCGGTGGTGACGGGCAGGCCGAACATGGCCCGCAGCCAGTACCACATGGCGCGGGTGTCGACCGGGATGACGATCTGGCCGCCCACGTCCTTGTTGCCCCGGAACGGCTGGACCGGGTTGCGGCTGCCGGTGAGGGTGGCGGCCGAGTTGATGGCCTGGGCGGGCTTTAAGGTGGTGCTGTTGATCGGCAGGATGAAGCCCTCTGTGGGGGGCGTTGCGAAGGTCTCCTCGAAGCCGACCACGATCTTGACGGTTGCGCCGCGTTGTTGTGCCATGGCGTTTTTACTCCATGCGGTCGGCGCCCAGGGGCACCGACTCTTCCTGGTAGGTTAAGAGCATGACGGCGAAGAAGGCCGGAAAGTGAGAGATGGTGTCGTACTCGATGGCCGCTTCGGCCAAAAGGGTGTCGCCGGTGTCGATGCCGCTCGCGACGGCCTCCACGAGCTTGCGCACCTGCTCGATGTGGCGGGTGCCGGTGTACTCCACGATATTGGGGATGCCGTCGCGGGGATGCAGGCCGTCGTTTTCAAGCCAGCACTCGACCATGACGCCGTGGTCCTTTCCGATGCGAAGCAGGCCCACGGCCTTGGAGACGGGATAGAGGATCACGGCGGGCAGGTCGCCGGCGGCCGGTGGGTTGCGCTCGTCGAAGCTGACGAACACGGTGGGGCCGCGGCCGTAGTTGGCCTGGCACCAGGCGGAAAGATCGGGGTCGGTGGCGATGGCGGCGGACAGGGTGTCGATCAGGGCGTTGATGTTCATCGTTTGATCCGTTCGTCTTTGATCAGGGGGATGCGCCAGCTGTGGCCGTCGCCGGTGATGGCCAGGCCCCGGGCCTCGTCGCGGTGCACGCGCCAGGTGATGCCGGCGATCACCACGGCATCGCGGTACTGGGGGGCGGGCACGTCGGCGGCGGCCACTTCGATCTCGGCGGTGTCGGCATGCACGGCGCCGGCGGCGGACTGGCCATAGACCACGTCAAGGGCGGTGATATCGGCGCCGTTATAGGAAACGGGCACCCCCATGGTGTTCTTGATGGCGGAGACCATGTTCGAAATGGCGTCGGCAAAAGACATGGGATGATCTCCGGACGGTTAGAATTTCTTGAACAGCAGCCGTCTGATGCGCCGCTCTTCTTCGATGGCGGCCCGCAGATCTTCCTTGAGCATTTTGTACTCGCCCTTGATCCGGGGATATTTCCTGGCCTCGGCCCGCAGCTCGGCGACGTTCATCCCCTCGAGGGGGGGCTCGGCCGCCATGAGCGCAAGATTGTCCGGACCGCCGCCGATCGGTTCGCCCGGTGCCGCGTCGTCCGGCCGATCCTCGATGCTTTCGGCGCAGGCCAGATGATCGATACGGCGGGCCGCCAGAACGAGATCGTAGCGGCCCTGGTTGCGGAAGGTGCGCATGCGCCGCCCGGTATCGAGCTCCCGGACGTCTTCCAGTTTGGCTTCCGTGAAGGCCCGGAACCCGGCGGCCACCAGGGTATCGATGGCCGCCTTCACGGTTTCGGGCAGCGTGTTTGCAAAATCAGGCATGACCGGTTCCTTTGCCGTTGCCTAACTTCCGTTAGGGTGTGGTGGTGATGTTGGAAAACAGATAGACGCAGGCGGCGGCGATGTTGCTGACCACGGCGCCCTGATCGTCCTTGCTCTGCATCAGCGCCTCGTCCACGTTGTGGCGCACCCGGAAGATATCGCTGCGGCGGGTTTCCTCGCGGTAGCTTTCCACGATGGGGTTCTGGGGGCTGTCCTCGGTCCACAAAAAGGTGCGGCCGACGCCGGGAACGCCGAAGTCGGGCCCGGAGGCGATCTTGACCAGGGCGGCGTGCTCCTTGTTCCAGATGTCGGCGACGTTGGCGTCCAGGCCCTTGCCGCCGGAGTTGAAGACCGATCCGCCGACCAGAACGCGCGGGACGCCGAACACGGCGGCCAGCTGCTGGCTGTTCATGGTGTTGATGTCGATGCCCGGGAAGGTGTACTTGAGGCGGTCCACGATCTGGTCGCAGTTCTTCAGGTTGAGAAAGGTGCTGAAGGCGATGATCAGGGCGTCGGGAAGCATGCCGCAGGCTTGCCGGAACGAGAGGATGCCGGTGTTCACGTCATCGATGGGTTTGGCGTTGGCGGCATCGTCCCATTCGTTGGTCACGGGGTGGGCGGTGAAGTTGGTGTCGTTGAAGATCTTGCCCGCGATCCGCTTTTCCTGGCCGCGCATGATCTTCTGGTAGGCCCGGCGGCTGGCGACAAGATCGGCCACGCCGGCGGCTTCCTGGTCGAACAGTTCGCGTTCGGTGTCGTCGAGCGGCTCTTCCGTGCCCTTTTCAGCGGTGGAGAACATGCCCCGCTCGTAGTCCCAGTCGTCGCGCTGGTATTTTCCACGCGGCGCGCGGGACACGTCGGGCACGCCGAGCAGGGCTTCCTTGGGAATGACCGGGTAGGTGCCGGCCTGCTTGCCGGTGCGGAAGATCGGCATCACCTCCAGGCCGATAAAGCCCATGGTGTTGCCCTCGACGAACTCCATCACCGCTTGCCCCAGGTCCGGCCGGTAAACGGCGCTTGATCCTTTTGGTCTCATCGTTCGTTACTCCTCTCCATGATGTGTGGTGTCGGCTCCCAATCCAAGCGACGCGGTTAGGCGCCCAGGAGCACCTCGATGTGTTCGTTGCTCGCGGCCGCGGCCTGCAGGGCGATGGCCTGGGCCTCTCCCGAGATGGTGTCGGACAGCCGGCCATCGGCCGCGCCATAAAGGGCGGTGCCGGGGGCGATGGCCGTGCCGACAACGCACTCGACCTCGAAGCTGCCGGAATCCGATTTGAGCCTCACGGCCACGGGCTCGCCGTTTTTGACGGCATATTCCGTGACGCCGATGAAGGCCTCGCCGGCGCCGGCATGAACGACCCCGGGCGGGATCAGGGTGGTGCCGGTGGCGATCTTGACGCGCCGTTTGGCTTCCAGGTCCGCGCCGGCGGTGAATGTTTTGACTCCTTCGTTCCAGGGCATGGTCTTTTCCTCCCTTTGTGTGCCCCGGCGCCCGCCGGGGGATGGCATGACAGGTTGGCCGGAATCTTTCCGGCGCGATCAGTTGACGCTCTTCAAATAGGCCTCGTGGGCCGCCGGGTAGGCCTTGATGACGGCCGCCTGGGCATCGAACAGGCTGCACTTGTGGGCGGTTTTGTACTCCGCTACCAGCGCGGGAAAGTCCTTGTCGCCGGCCGCGGCCGTGCCGTTGTCGGCGCCGGGGTTGCCCGGGCCGCTGTTTTTCAACGCGGCGAGAAGTTCTTCCTTGCCCTGGACGCTATCGGCCTTTGGCTGGCCGGGCGCGCTGTCGCCGCAGATGGCCTTGTACTGGTCCACGGTGACGCCGGTAGAGACGATGCCGGCGAACTTCTGGGCGGCCTCGGCGCCGAAGTGCACCTGCACCAGGCCCATGATGCGGTCGGACTCGGCCTGGACGGCGCCCTGCACGTCCACGGCCTTGGCCCCCTGCTCGCGCAGGGCGGCGGCCAGCTCGGGCAGGGCGGCGGTCAGCTCGTCCACGGTGGCGGGGGCGGCGATCATCTTTTTGTTGGCTTTGTCGGTCATGACTTGTTGCTCCTTTGCTGGGGGCGTTGCCCCGGTTGATAAGGGTAATCCGAGCGGGCCTTCGGACCCGCGCCCGATGAGCTCGCGGGCGGCATCGATGGCGGATTGCAGGTTGCCGATGCCGTCCACCAGGCCGGCGGCCAGGGCGTCGTCGCCGATGAACACGCGGCCGTCGGCCATGTCGGTCCGCACCCGGTCCGGATCGGTCGCCCGCTGGGCGGCCACCGCGTCGATGAAGATGCCGTAGATCTTGTCCAGCTCGCACTGCAGCACGGCCCGGTCCTCGTCGGACAGGGGGTTGAAGTCGTTGCCCACGGCCTTGTACTTTCCGGCGGTCAGCACGGTGAACTTGACCCCGGCCCGGTCGTCGGCCCTGGAGTAGTCGGCATGCACCATGATCACGCCGATGGAGCCGACCATGGCGGTGCGCTCGGCCACGATCATGCCGGCGGCCGATGCGATCCAGTAGGCGGCCGAGCACATGCACCCGTTGGCATAGGCCACCACGGGCTTTTGGGCATTGGCCGCGGCGATGGCCTCGGCCAGGGCGTCGGTGCCGGACACGGTGCCGCCGGGAGAGTCCACGTCCAGCACGATGGCCTCGACGTCCGGATCCTGGAGGGCCTCGTCGATCATCGCGGCGATCTGGGCAAAGGTGCGCCCGCCCAGCAGCCAGGTGAAAAAGGACATGCGCTTGGATAGCGGCCCGGAGATGGGGATCACGGCCACGCCGTCATGGACGCGGTAGGGCTTGTCGTCCGAGGACCGGCCGGCGCGGACTGCCGCCGCGGCGGCGTCCGATCCGGCGGCCTCGTCCATCCGCTTCCAGATTTTCGGATCGTTTATGATGCTCTCCAGGTATTCGGGCCGGATGGCCCACGGAGACCAGTTGGCGCTGTCAATCATCGTCTTTGCCTTCCTCGGTTTCACCCTGGACGCTCTGCGTGGATTCGCCGGCGGCCGGGGTTTCTTCATGGAGGCCGTTTTCCTCGAGCAGCGCTTTTTCCTCGGCCAGCTCTTCCACGTTGGAGCGGAAGTCGCCGCCGCGCTCGATGGTGGCCTGGGTGCGGGTCTTGAGCCGGGCGTCGATCAGCAGCTTGTCGGCCTGGGCGGCCTTCACGGGCTCGATGTCGCCCTTGGGCGCGCCGCGCCACTGGGCCCGGGTGTAGGCCTCGCGGTACCGGTAAAAGTCCGCCCCGTAGCCGATCTCGCCGCGCAGCCAGGCCTCTTCCATGAGCATGGAAAAGACCGGCTGCAGCGATGCGCCGGCGTGCCACTGGCGATCGGCTTCAAACACGCGCCAGGCGTCGAGCATGGCCGAGCGGAACCCGGCGAAATTGGTGCCCTCGACATCCTTGAAGGTGACCACGTAGGGCAGGTTGACGGCCATGGATATGGATTTCTTCACGGTCTTGATGAACGGCTCGAAGGTGGTGCCCGGCCTGGCCGCGGCGAGCAGGTGCGGCTTTTCTCCGGCATTGCCGTACATGATCATGCCGGGATAGGTCTCCTGGTAGCGCTGGACGCGGCGGGTGCCGTCCGGGTTTTTGTATTCGTCGGCGTGGGTGGTGAAACTGGCGGCCAGCTGGTAGGGGTCGTTGTTGGTCTCGATGAAATAGGCCAGGGCGGCGGTCACGACGTTTGAAACCAGCTCGGCCGACAGCAGGTCGTTCATGTCCCGCAGGTACTTCATGGCCGGCGCCAGCACGGGCCAGCCGCGCACCTGCTCGGGCTCCTTGCAGACAAAGCCGTGGATCACGTTCAACCGATGGCCGGTGCGGATGGGGATCCGCAGGAAATTGGCCGATGTGTCCGGCAACGACAAGACGGTGGCGCCGCTTTTCTTCACCCAGATGGCGACGGGCTGCCCATATTCGCCCAGCTCGATGCCGTCGCGCATCTTGGGGTCGGCGACCATGTTGTTGGGGGTCTTGACCCGCAGCGGGTGAATCAGCTGGCAGGCCAGGTAGTAGGGGCGGGCCGGATCGTCGATCATGGGCAGCAGTTTGAAAAACTCGCCGTAGCGCATCAGGCTCAGCTTTTCCAGGTACTGGATCTGCCCGGCGCTCATGCGGCCGCCGGCGTCGGCCCGGGGCGCCCAGCGGGTGTGAACGGCCCGCATCTGGCGCTGCATCTCGCGGATGCGCTCCTTGGGCAGGTCCAGCGAATCGCGGTCGATGGCGGGCACGGGCACGAGGCCGGATCCGATCACGGTGGCCGCCACGTTGTCGATGATGCCGGCGGCGTGCGGATCGTTGTTGGCCAGGTCGATGGATCGCTCGACGATGGCGGTGCGCTCCAGGGCCTCGGCCTGGTTGGAAAACACGGCCTGCGGACGCCAGTTTTTAAACGACCCGACGTTTTTGGAGGCATCGCGGCGGTAGGTGTAGTCGGCCATGGACGGCGCCAGCGGCTTGCCGTTGGGACCGTAAAGAATAGGCTTGCCGGTGATGGCCGACATGGCCGCCATCGCCCGCTCGAAAAGGGCGAGTTGCTGGGCCTGCCGGTTCGAATATGGTGCCGCCGTTGATCTCATTTAGTCCCGCTTGATAAGGCCGGTGACGGCCGTCATGCCGCGCCCTTGCTCGTTATTGTAGCGGGCGAGCAGCATCTCTTCCCGCTTGTTCAGGGCGTCCAGATCCGCCATGCGCATGCGCTTGCCCCCCACGGCCACTTCCTGGCCGCTCATCACCGCGCTGATCGCGCTTTGAACTTCCTCCAGTTGCTCCAACGTGGTTTTGACAGCCATAAAAAACCCCATGCATGGTGGTGTGATTTTTCACGTCCACCATAGCATGGGGTTTTGGGCCAAAACCGTAGTCAGACCATTTCCAGACTATTACCAGACCATTTCCAGCCTATTATAGCCCCTTGACACCTATTTTTTCAGCAGTCGGAATCGCCCTCCATGATGTCGCGGATACGGTCGCTGCTCGCCTCGATCGGCGGGCCGACGGTGACGCGCTTGAAAAAGTCGCTGATGTTTTCCTTGTGCCCATACCAACGGCCGGAAATTTTGCGCATTGGCATCCCGAGGCTCAGAAACATATAGAACTGATCCTTATTGATATCGAAGGCGTCGCACACCGATTTCATGCCGATCATAAGTTCTTTTGAGGTGGACAAAACGCATCTCCAGTCATCTACTGTGTAGCCACGCCGGCCGCTCGAACGCTTTTTGCTCCTTCCAATTGCCTGGCGGCGCAGGTTTTTCCGTCCGGATTTGCCTTTTGACTTCCGGCCGCGGCCAGAATTTCACGCCGCGCAGTTCTCGCGCCGCCATGATCAACACCGAACAGTCCCAGCCATGGTTCGCCCGGCCGGCGGTGATCGGCTCCCACACGCCCTTGTCGTTAATCCCCTCGGCCACCATGTGGCGGGCCCACTCGACGTTGAGACCCGCGTGATAGGTCCAGGCGCCCGGATCGCCGGGCTTGACCTTGAGGATCCCGTCGAGCAGGTTTTTAAAATAGTTGGTATCGACCTTGACCAGCTGCAGGCCGCCGGGGATCGCCAGCTTGCGCCCTTTTGCATCCGGCGGGAAGTACTCCAGGTTGGTGTAGGCGACCGGCGTGGCCTGGTGGATCCTTCCCTGGCTCGGCAGGATGCGGCCGCGGTGCTTCATGCAGAAGTGATAGACCTCGCCGGTGCGGTGCCCCATGGCGTCCTGGAGGGCGAAGTGAACCGGGTAGACCGTGCCGGCGGCGTCCTTATATTCATCATACCACAGCACGCGCTCAAGATCTTCAAAGCTGCGCAAAAAGCCGCAGCGCACGCCCCAGGAGTCCCAGGATTCAAGCCCATAGCCGACGGCCCGGATCTCGAACCAGAACCCGTCGTCCTGGGTGTCGATGCCGGCAAGCAAACACGCGACCTGGCCGCTTCCGGGCACCCGGCCCTCGGGCCTTTCGTCGCACAGCTCGAGGATGGTATTCTCCGCCCGGTCCGAGGCTGTGGCCCGCCAGGGCCTGGCCGCAAAGCCGTTGTTAAAGTCGCGCAGCTTGATCAGATAATCGGGCTGGCCCTTCTGGGCCTTTAAAAAGGCCGCCGCGCACTCCCACATGTCGACAAAGGGCGATACCCAGGCCGGGGCATGGAAGCCGATCCTGAGCGGCCGCACGGATTCGAGGGCCTCCTGGACCGGGCGCTTTTTCTTGCGATCGCGCCACTGGCCGGCCCGCACGGCCTTGTTGCGCTGGCCGTCGTCCCATTTACTTTTACAGTGGATGCACTCGTACCAGACATCGCGCGTGGCCTCGATGACCATGGGATCGCGCACCCCGGCGGTCCATTTGATCTGCTCGAAGGTCATCAGCTGTTCGTGGCCGCAATGGGGGCAGACGACATAATAGTCGAAAATCAGGTGGCAGCTGTTCAATGCCACCCAGATGGCGCCGTCCTCGACCGTGGGGGTGGATGCCCGGAACATCTTGCGCATATGGCCGAAGGTGCGCATGCGTTTTTGTGCCAGGGCGTAAGGCGAGGATTCTTTTTTACCGACCGTGGGCGGGTACTTGTCTTCCTCGTCTAAAAAGACGTAGGGCAGGGGACGGTTGGCCAGGCGGGCGGCCGAGGTGGCCCAGGCCATGGTGATGCGCATGTGCTGCAGGGTGATCTTGATCCCGGTCTCGTCGTCGGCATAGCCGGTGCGATAGGATTTTAGCCGCGGCGAATCGTTGAACATGGGGGTGATGCGGTCGCCGGCATTGTCCTTGGCGTCGATCTCGTTGGGAAAGACCACCAGCCAGTTGCCGGGCCGGCGATCGGCGGTGTAGCCCATGAAGGTGTAAACGATTTCGGTTTTGGCGCCCTGGGGGGCAAAGCACAGCACGATCTCCTGCACCGAGGGGTAAAAGGCCGCGTCCATGATGGCCGGGGCATAGGGCACGGTGCTGTTTTTCCAGCGGCCGGGGACCGCGGCATCCCGGGGAAGATAGCGGTGCTTTTCGGCCCAGATGCTGGGGGCGATCTTTTTGCGCTTGCGCAGCACGCGCTTTTCTTGGCGGGAGAATTTGATCCGGGCTGTTCCGCCTTGCGGGTCGATGTGATACCGGGTCAGGGCCTTGAAGTCGCCGATGGCCGGCAGCCACTTGGGATCGATAGGCAGGGGTTGGGGAATCATTGGCTTGAGCCTCTTACAGGTATTCGAATTCGATACGGTTGACCGCGTCATCGGATCGGCATCCATGGGTTTTGCAAAACATTTGAATGAACCATTCGCGGGGCATGGTGCCAAAGCCTTCCCGGACCACGTCATCGTCCGTGATGGCGCTCAACGGCTCTTTGCGGGTGGAGACGATCCGGATCCGACAAATGGGCCGGATCCTTTCGCCCTTGCGCAGGCCCATTGCCTTTTCCACGGCATTGACGACGTCTCCGGGTTTTAAAAACCACCATCCCACACGGCGTGTCACCGTCTTTTGACGCTTGCGAACTTGCCTGGTGGTCAGGGAAAAACTCATATTTCTCGGCATGCATCCCCCCTATCTTTAGTCTGAGCCCTCGAGCCGCAGCACGATCTGCAGTTCGTCCAGATTGGCAACCTCGTTGAAAGCCCCGTCCACATCCTCGAATGCCCTCTCTTGAAATTCGGGTGCCTTTTTAGGATCCCCGCCGACAATCTCGATATATTCCTCCTTGTTGACGGCGAGCGTGTTCTTGATCTGGGCTTCCAGCGCCCCCAGCTTCATCGCCCACTCCGCCCGGGCATCGGATGCCAGGATGTAAAGGCCCATCTCGCGCTCGTGCTCGAAGCGCAGCTTGGCCTCCCGGGCCCGCAAGAGATCCAGCTCGGCCGAGGCCTTGTCGGCAAAGATGCGGTCATCGACCTTCGTGCTTTTGTCCGGGGTCTTTTCAAGGCCGGCCCGGACCGCGTAGGCGAGCACATCGCTTTCGAGCACGCCGCGGTCCTCCTGGACGGCCAGGATCCCGCGCTGGGCGTCGGCGTACATCTTGGACTTGGCGATCTTGTAGCCCTGGGCCTTTAAAAACTCCAGGGCCTCCTTGACGTTGGCAAAGGCATTGGGCTTGCCGCAGTACTTGGCCTCGAGCTCGATCACCATCTGCTCCAGGGCCGCGTCGGCCGCCTGCCAGTCGCGCAGCCTCGAGGCGCTGTTGGCCTCCTGGTAGGCTTTTAGCGTCGACACGGTGGCATTATACAGCGTGCCGATGGCCGTCTTTTCCTCGGGCGCCACCAACCCCAGCAGATGCTCGACCCTGGACTTATCCATTACCGATCCTTTTTGACTGATGTCCCGTGAGCAGGCTCGAGTTGCGGATAGCTCTTTCCACCAGGGCCACCGGTTTCATGGTCGGATGATCTTCGCTTTTCAACGGCTTTTCGATTTTCCAGATGGACTGGATGGAGTCATCACCAGTAAATAGAACTTCGAGACCAGAGACGTTAAAGACCACCCGTTGCAGGCCGATGTCGACGGTGATCAGCGCCGAGCCGTTGCCCTTATCTTCCACGAGCACGCCGTCGGGCAGGTCAATCACCGTGTCCTGCTTTCTGCCCCCGTGCCATTGGTGGCCGGCGCCCGGGTTCCAGCCATACAGGATCGGCTCATGGCGCCAGTGGTAATCCTGCCGGCCGATGACAAACTGGTTTTTTTCCCAGATCAGGCACTGCTTGAGCATCCAGCCGGCATCCTCCAGGCCGCCCCGAAAGGCCCGCCACTCCTTGTCTGCATGGCACACGTAGATGGCGCCGCCGGGGGCAACGTAGCTTCTCATGTTAAACAGGGCCCGGCGGATGAGGCTGGCAAATTGGGCGGCTTTCAAATTGTCGTTTTTGATCTTAAGCTGGGCCTTGGTGCCGCCCACGTAATCGACATTATAGGGGGGATCGGTAAAGACCATGGCGGCGAGATCTCCGGCCATGAGCCGGCCGGCCGCATCGGCGCAGGTGGCATCGGCGCAGATCAGCCGGTGGCCGCCAAGCTCCCAGATGTCTCCCGGCTGGGTGATGGGCGGCTCGGTTTCGTCGATCTCGGGCACCTCGTCCGGATCGATCTTGCCCCGGGTGCCGAAGGTCAGGATCCGGTCGACCTCGGCCAGCTCGAAGCCGGCCAGCTCGAAGTCGGCCCCGTATTCTTTAAGATCGATCAGAAGGGCCCGGGTCCGTTCCTCGTCAAGGTAGGAGAGCTCGGCGATCTTGTTGTCCGCCAGAAGATCCGAGAGCTCGGCCGCCTCGTCGGCATAGTGCTGGTATTCCACCGGGGCGGCGCCGAAGCCGGCGAATAGGGCCGCGGCCAGCTTGCCGTGCCCCTTGGTCACGAAGCCGGAAAGAGTGGAGACGGTGATCGGGGCCCGCCAGCCAGTGACCATGATGATCCGAGCGAGCAGTTCGATCTGGCGGTCGGGATGGACATTGTTTTTTTTCGGATGGGGAGTTAACCGGTCTATAGCCACCACCTCGTCAAAGGCGCACCACACGGGGATCAGTCCGGCCCTGGTGCGTTCGATGGTATCGATGCCCGGATTCATCATGTCAGGATCTCCGCGGGCACCTTGCCGGTCAGGTCGATGCCGGATTGCAAAAACACCTTCATCAGCTCGGCCTTTTTGAGCTGGTGAAAGTTCGTGTGGCCATGGGCGGCCACGGTGTAGGTCATCACCTGGTCGTCTTCGAAGATCTCCAGCTCCTTGCCCATGGCCAGCATCTCGGCGATGGTTTTCTTTTTCAGATACGCTTCGGTGATGGCCCACTCGGCGGCCAGATCGATGCCGATCCGGTCGGCCAGGGCCCGGCGGATCACAGGCGAGGCATGCTTCATCACGATATCGATGGCGAGCTCATGCAGAAGCTTGTCGGCCTGCTCGTCATTCAAGGCGAAGACTTTTTCCAGGAACTTGTCCGTGTTCCAATGGTCTTCGATCTCGTTCATGCCCAGGCGCTCGCGGATCCAGTTGGAGACTTCCCAGTGAATGACGCTAAAGGCGATGACGGTGGCCTGCAGCACGGCCAGGTGGCCCGAGACCAGGTCCATGAACTTTTTTGGCAGGGCCTCGGCGTAAAACAGCTCCCGGAACTCGGTGCCGTGGTTTGCGGCCCGGGTCTCGGCCTTGGCCTGGGCGGTGCTCTGCGGATCGGCATCGTCGGAGGCTGAAGATTTCGCCCGGTAGACGCCTTTAAAGCAGGCCTTGTCGCCGTTGCACACGCGCTTGCGATAAGATTGCACGCTGCCGTCCATCTCGACAACGGTCACCAGGTGGGGGCATTTTTTGCAGGCCGCCCGGATTTTTCCGTTGATCGCTTCGTAATCGTTCCAGCTGATGGCCGACTCGAAGACAAAGCCGTTGGTGCCGTACTGGGGCTTGAACTCCTCTTCCCAGTGGGC